GTTTAGATAGCTATGTTCTTAACATTACTGTTAAGCCGCCCTAATACAATTAAGGTTATGATACATACCTTCAACGGCCTGATAGCACTCTTTGGTGGTCATATCAAGAGCATATTGATAGGCTTCACTATCTGGGTATTCACTAATAGGCGTTTTCCCAGTATACAAATTATTATTAGCACCATGACAAATATATTTATTGCCATCACACCAGTGCTTATAAAAGCTCTTTCTCACATAAGGCACCATCGTCCAGTCAAGATGAGTGGCACTCACACCACCAAACTGTTGCAAGCTCTGAAGCTGAAAAATAACAGCAACCAACTGAAAGGCCGTATTGATGCTCTGTGCGGGTCGCACATCGGTCTGTCGCGTATTGAATCCGTTAGCTAACAGCTGGTCAAACGGGATAGACAGGCAATTATGACTACCTACGGCATATGCGTCAAGGTCATGGATATAAACCTCATTATTTTCGTGATTCGCCTTAGCCATAGGCGACACTAGATATTCAAGAGCATAGCGGCGATTAACTACGCTACTAGCCTCGCCAATGCGCCCACCAAAGCTATGTTCGTCTACATTGGCGTTTTGATTTTTAACATCTTTAGCTTGCAGCTTCTCGGCAACGGCGTCCATCAACTCAGCATACTGGCTACGAGCCATCTGATGCAGATGACGATATTCGATATATGCTGTAGCAACTTCTTTATATTTACTTGCCATAAGCCGCTTGACCACCAAATCCTGAATTTCCTCAACCGGCATATCGGCATTGCGATGGGAAATATCCATAGCCACCTTATTGGCATATGCCATCATATCATTTGTCAGATTATTGGCATATACACTGTTAAACGCCTTGACGATGGCGCAATATACCTTATGAGCATCAAACTCTACTACTCTGCCATCCCGCTTGGTTACATTCAAACCGTCACTACCTCCTTATACGCTCTCCGCATACATGTCTTGGCCCGAGAAATCAGCTCATCCAATGTATGCCCATTTGCCCTGATTACAACTGATGTGATGTTTGTGTCAACATCCACGCTAGTATCTACCACCTCTGCATTGGCAATTTGCGGCGTGATACATACCTTTACATTCATATTGGGCGGATATCTACCCAATGCCGTCACGAGTTCATTTACTGTCATAACATATACCTCCTTACACATTATATTGTATCAGATTGATGTGTGATTGTCAATCTAATCTTTAACAATAATATAAACGCATATTGCCGAAGATACGGCTATTGCTGCATACGGTCACTATGTCATTTAATTGGCTCCCTTCGATTAGATAGGCGTGTTAAAAGCATCGTCATCGCTTTCTATCAAGTCATATTTGGCCTCCATCTTGTATTGTCGTGTGGCCAGTACTGCAATGGCACATCCATCATCCGTATACCATGCACATGTAGATGACTGGCAATAACCAAAGAATCCGCAATCATTAGTGCTCATTGGACAATATTTATTTTGTTGCTTCATTAACAAACTCTTGCTCCTTTCTTGTTAATGGTCTAAATACTTGCTTGCTTTCGCCATGCTTGAGCGGGTATGCCTCGGCTCGAATAGAAAAGTTAGCCTCAACACATCTACCAATAATATCCATATCGGCATCGGTAGGGATAGAACTGATATATACATCAGTCATCACTCAACATCTCCTTTAACCACGTATTGCGCTCTGTGTTTTGTTGCACTTTAACGCCTTGAGTAATAGCATTAGTGTCGCCTATAATGGTAAGCCGCTCTCTTGCTCGTGTTACCCCAACATAAAGAAGATTTGACGACAAAAAGAAATCATGAGCTTTGCCAACATATAAAATGACTGCCTTGGCGCTACTACCCTGGCATTTGTGGATTGACATACTATAAGCCTGTTTTAGCCGTGTCAGGCTCTTAACGTCCTTAACGCCGTCATCAAATTCGACCATTATATTGCTCGTCTTGGTCTTGCCGTCATATACTACATTACGCAGATAGCCAATATCGCCATTGGCAATCATGTCGTCAATACCGCCCGAATAGTCGTTCTTTGTGTTAAGCACCTTATCGCCCAACTTCAATACGCTGTTTTTACGCACTGGCTTATTAGGGTTGTATTTGGCACTAATGGCCGCATTGATGGCATCGCTGCCTACTCGCTTGTTAAACGGGCATAGCACCACTATGTCGTCCACGCCATATCCCTCAGCAATTAGCCGGTCATATTGCTCAACTACTTGCCCAATGGGGTCATCTTCGTCCTCTGGTATAAATAAATAATCAGGAAAATTGCCCCGTAAATGGTCGCATCGCCCATGCCGGATATCAGTTGCCATGGTCACAATGCCGCTTGAATTATAGCGGAAAATCTTGGTTAGTTCAACTCGCGGGATAATACCACTGTCAATCATATCTTGGACTAATGAGCCGCATTGGATGGACGCAAGCTGAGCGTTGTCGGCAATAAACACCAGCTTAGGGCCATAGCCGATTTTATCCAGCAGCATAGCCAGCAGATGGACGCTCACCATGCTTGACTCGTCGATGATGATGTAGTCAGGTTGCCATGCGTTCAATAGAAACATATGGATGGTGCAAGCCGAGCGCTCGGTATAGCCACGCAGCACCTTGGATGCAATACCGGTTGGGGCAAGCAACTGATAGCTCTCGTGCATCTCGTCAAGCATTTGGACGATGGCTTTGGTGGTCTGGCTCTTGCCGCTACCGGCACTGCCGTTCACCATGCAGACGTTGTTCCGCAGCACCAATTCTAGCGCAGTCATCTGCTCATCTGTAAGCTCTACATCGCCATCTTTGCGATACCGCTCGATGTCGATATCCCTAACCGATATGCCGTCTCTCAGTCGTTCCTTGAGATGGTCGGCAATCAGCAGCTCATCTTGATACGTCCGCTCAAAGGCCACCAGATGCCGCTTGGGTTCATAGTGGATGCGAGGGTCGCCGCATACCACGGTCACGACATGCTGCATGGTCTCGCTGGCAAGCCGATACACGGCCTCGGCAAGTTGAGCATCTGTCATGCGGGTATTGCCCTCAAGCTCGTTCTGCTGAAGCACGGCATACACGGCATACTGGCATCGGCAATAGGCATCCGGCTTGGCATGATGATAGCGCATGATGATGTTATCAGCGTATTTGAAGCTCATGCCGCAAACATCAATCATGACCTGATATGGGTTGGCTTGCAGCTCCTCTCGGAACCACTTGAGGTCGCCATCATAATGCTTGTCGAGTTTGCGTTGATGCTCAGCAAATGTGATGCCATATGGGGCGTAGTTGATTTCAACTTTCATCTACTGCCTCCAGTTCGCAAAAAGCCGCCCACCACGCATAGTCGTCGACATTTTTGTCGACACCGCTATCTTTGCCCCAATCTACTAGAACCGTACCATCGTTTGCAACCCAGAGGGTTTTGCCAATCCATCCAGCAGGTGGATAACACCACGGCATGTTCTTGTGTTCTCGTTTGGGCGCGAACCTCACCATTTGGCCTTCGTGAAAAGATTTATTCATCATCTACAACCTCCAGTTGTTCAGGATTTGCCCACCATGCATATTCACCACCACACATGTTAACACCGCTATTAGCTCCCCACTCTGTCATGACGCCAGACGGGTCATTAGTGATTTGCTTAACCACACCAATAGAATTAACAGGGGGATAAAATTCGGGATATTCTTTATGTGCTTCAGCGTCAATAAAGCGTACTTTTTGACCAATCTTAAACATCATACATTATCCTTTCTCATCAATAGACTTACCCATTCATATTTGATATCACGCATAATCTGTTGGGCAGTAGAGCCAACAGGCACCTTGCGCCATACGTTCCAGTATTGATTTAGCATATTATCAATACACATCTTAAAATCATCCACGCTGGTGAATGTAATGCGCAACGAGTCGTATTTTTTATCATATCGAGCAATAACTCTCATGCGTTTTTCAATATAATCGCATACATCATCGACATACTTGTCAAAATCCTGCATACAACAAATCCCTCCTTGTATTTGATGTAATTATCATATCATACAAAGAGGGATTTGTCAAGCATTATTCTTCAGTTAGCAGCAAATTTTTATTGCGCTCAAGCAGCTCCTTCAGCTCAGCCCATGGGTACTTGCCGCACATAGGGAACTGATAATCAAGCGGCTCATCCATATCATATACGCTGGTGGGGATGGTAGCGCCGCAATAACGGCATGTCGCCTCAAGCCGCTTTCCAGCCGCATTTAGCTGTTTCCGCCGCTTTAGCCAATTACGTCCTCTACTCATGTTTCTTCTCCTTGTTTAGAATTGGGCAATCGTCAAAATTGCCATGTAGCATATACGAGCATTCAACCGGCTCTTTTACACCAAAGCACATAGGCACATCTGCCGTAATTGGATGATTGGCGTCTTTCCAACCCTTGACTTGGCATCGCCAATAGCAATATGGACATACGACCTCGTTCATAATATAGCCCTCCTTTCATAGAATAGGCTTAATCGGTTGGTTGGGTTGCTGAAGCGATATCCGCTGTTGCATAAAAAATGCGATATGTTCTCGATTGATAACCATCGACATATACATCTAATGTTTTCTTCGAAAAGACGAGGTTATTCAAGTTTGTAAGAAGATATCCATACGTATTATAAATAAAAAGCGGCGAATATTGAGAAATTGTTATAATATTTTCCCCTATGTTTAATTGCTCTTGCGCATGCAACATGCCATCTGGCGAGAGCCATATACCCCATGTATCAGTACCACTCTCACATGTTATTGCGACCGTTGAATTGCCCCCCCCGCAGTTTTAAGTACGATGGGGGAATCGTTCAATGTAAGTAAAGCCATATCTTATATTCCTTTCTATTTTATACTAAGACTGCAACACAGCCCTATTTTCATATAGTGTCATTGCTTGGTCATATGGCAAATCCATGATGTTGCATTTATACGCATCATAGCCCTGATTATTATATATGATTGATGTGGCAAAATACGCCCTTAGCTTGCTTACCAACTTTTTCATCTTAGCCACAAAGAACTGGAAATCAGCATCACCCATTTGCCTATAATCGCTGTCAAATGCCAGCACAACATCATTTACGCCCAGTTCCAACAGCAACTCTATATGCCGCTTACTGATATTAGAGCCAAATACGGCAAGGCTATTATGTATGCCATATTCAGGCGCTTTGAGCACTGACTTTTCACTCTCAAACAGCAACACTTGACGCGACTTTTCAATAGCGTCCTTATTTTGGTCAAGCCCGTATAGACACTGATTTGTTGAAAACTTGAGCACATTACCATCTAACATTGCAATGGGGCGATATTTGCCCTTAGCCACATCTTGCGGTCGTGTATATCTGCCTCTTACACCGACCAGTTGGCCATTCATCACGACAGGTATGGAAATACACGCCTGCCGTGCATACCAACCTATGCCGAATTTATCCATGCTATCCCGCGTTATCCCATATTCAAGCCAGTCAGTTGGGTATAAGTGGTCAAATGCGGCAAGGATAGATGGGTCATATGTGGTCAATTCTGCTGGCTCATCTTGGACAGAATTAGGTAGCCATCGGCGCAATTCGCGTTGCCACGGGTCGATTTGGGCGTCATCTGCAAGCTCAGTGGCCGATATTTTCAATGTGCGGCATATATAATCAACAGCCTGATTAAATGTGCAATGCCGTAGATGCTGGATTAAGGCAATGGCGTCACCAGAAAGGCCGCATACCCAGCATTTGAACATGGGCGTATCACCATCTAAATAACACCATAATTTGGGCTTGTGGCGCTCCCAATCAGCATGATGACAAACAGATGGAAACACCATATATTGGCTATTAGCAGATACAAGCGGTATGCCCATGCTGTCCATTAGGGCGATGATGCTGTCATCTGTGATGGCTGATTTTATAGCCTGTATATCCAGCATCGCCTTACCGTCTCCTTTGCGCATTCATATCGGTACATCATCCTCAGTACCACACATTGCCACCAGTAGAGTTTGATGCCGTATACATTCTCACACCACTTGTCAAAATGGCGATAGTAGTATTCGATATAGTCTGTGTATAGCCTATTCATAATGATACCGCTCCTCCCAATTATGTGGTACTATCCATATGTTATCATCTGCTCCCAACTTGGCTATTTCTTGAATAATGCGTACATCGGCATCCAGTTTATCAATCCATTCTTTGTATTGCTCATATGTTGAGAGAGATATGAGGAGGATTGGTGGACCAACAGGATTAGTGGCTTTAACGACATTACACATATCGGTAAAATGCCTGAGATTTGCTTCGTTCATCTCTGTCACACCTCACGTCTCCCGTCACATTCAATCAATAAACCGCGCAAATCCTTGACCTGATTGCCGTCCTTATCTGTAATAAACCAATCATGACTACGAGCTGTACCATAGTTTAGCGTTTGAAAAATCTTGAGGTGCTTATCCCATTGATTATTACGTCCTTTAATAATGTGGGTTATAATGTTGCATACGGCATCGGCGGGGATATTCATAGCCGGATTGCTCTTAGCCATATCAAACAGCTCAAGCTCATCTTGCTTAGGCGGCAATATGACGACTGTACCATCTGTCTTACGAACTTGTGCCTTAGCTCCAGCAAGACATGCCTCAGTCGGATATTTCATATTATCTTCTTGCCTATTGGTCTGAACGCCGGTAAGGATGGGTATACCGCATATTCGCTGTGCTTGCTTCAGGCGGTCAGTTAGAGCCAGCAATATCATATCCTCACGCTGGGCAATCTTACTTTCACTGGCGATCTCACTGGCCACTACGCCGTTGTTCTGGATATAATCAAAGCAAGCAGCCTTGACTCCTTTGAGATTGGAGTATTCCTTGATTGTGTTCATCAGCGACTTAGTAGTGAACAGCGGGTCATCAACGATATATAGCTTGCTCTCTGCCAGCACCTTATCGGCATAATCGACACGCTCTTCCTCATCGCCCTGATAGTAGCCATCTCTTATCTTACTACGAGACACGCCACTAATCCATGCAATGATAAGCGGGTCGATTTCTTTGCGCATATCCATCTCGGTATTAATGAATAGACAAGGCCCAATGCGAGATTTATTCTTAACAAACGCCCGTTTGCCGAAATCCCAATATTCGGCACAGCAGATTTTGCAAATGTCGCCAATAGATGATACGGTCTTGCCGCCGCCAGACTGACCAGCTCTCAGAATCAAGCCCATCTGTCCACGCATGATGCTATTGAGATATGGCGACTGGAAAGATGGGCCATAATCGGGAGATTCTTTCCATTGCTCTTTGGTCTTGCGGAAATCGCTACCAGCCACATATTCCTCTCGATTAGCATTGACATAAAATCGCTTGTTGACAGATGCAAGCTGAGCCTCATAATAGCCCACGATTTCATCAATGCTATAATATCAAATCCGGCCTTATCATAGCTGCGAATTAAGCTGCATTTACGTAAATTCGACCAATACAGCTCATAATTATCAAGCACAGCCAACGATTTAACAGCGTCAATAAAATCTGACAGGTTGTTTGCATCAAACACAGCCTTGACCTTGGCATTATTTTTGCATAGGCCATATATATCCATAGCGCCGATTGAACCAGCACCTCGCTTAGCCAATGCAACAATGGCCTGATATAGCCGCATGTGTAACATCGTTGACTCAAAGTCGGATTTATCGAGAGGGTATTTATCAGATAAGCAAAGAGATGGCTGTATCATCATACACCCTAATGCGAGTCTGGCGGAATTGCTGTCATAGAGCATTATACGAACACATCCTCCTCTACATCACGTCGAATAATGATGGCATCATCATCTGCTGGTATCCAATCACCTACTTGCTTCTTCATGCGTTGTTGCCATTGCCAATAATCCTTAGCGTCCTGATACACATACGGTAATATACCAATGCCCTTATATGGCTTATTAGCGATATTCACGCTATACCATAGGGCATATCGCATACCAGCATATGTCATGCCATAATCTGCAATCATACGCTTGAGCTGTGCCGTGATGATCATAAAATTGGCATTGGGGTCAAGTTGCCGGATATATGCCAATAGCGCCTTACGGTCATCATTGAGCGGTTGCTTTGGCTTAGGCGCATGAACCGCCATCCATTCATCACGGCATTGCTCTGAGCACATATAATAGCCATTGGGCAGTTGAGTGGCGGATTTCTTATCTATCATCTTGCCGCATTGACGGCATTTGATTAACGCTGGCTTAGGCATTTGCTGTACCTACCTTGCGGCACTCTACCACATCACCGTCAGCCATTTTATGATAATACAAGTCGCCATTGTAGGAAATTAGGCGGATGCGGATATAATCCTTGCCGTTAATTACGTCGTCGGTCATGAACTTGCCATATCGCAGAATATCATCGGGTGCGGCGGGGGCGGCGGATTCAACCATATATCCCTTTACCCACCAACCACCATCAACAAAAACAAAATAATCGCCAACTTCATCTGCTGGCATAGATTCTATGTAGTCACCCCAAGGCAACGTATCTCTGTCAATTCCAAACACATACACAGTATTGATACCGGGGTCATAGACGCCATGTTCTTTAGCCAGTTCAACAACCTCATTCCACGGCTTCAGTTTAATCTTCATTAGATTTGCCCTCCCCTCCTCACTCCATCAACTCAACATTGTTGCTTTCAGACAATGCAACAAGCATATCAATACAAGTCGATACTTGCTCTAATGTATGCTCGTTATAATGACTGCCGTATGTAACATACTGAGCATTGTAACTCGTCATTGCGTCATATAGGTTGCCGAGAACATCGGCTGCCACAGCCATATTGTTGCGTTCTT